TATCAGTAGATATAATAGTATCACCAGAAACTATCTCATATTTTAATTTTAATAAATCACCAACTTCATTTTGCAAATTAGATGCAAATACAATCTCATAATTAACTAAATAATCCGCAGTCAATGGTTCATTGGTTGGTGTGCTACCAGATGGTAGTGGAATAAATCCAATTTCACCACCGGTATTTATACCACCATATCCTAATCCTATATCTTCTGTACTTTCTACCATTTATTGTTTTTTATAAATATTTTATTATCTAATATTTTCTACTCTACCCATTCCACCATCCGTTCTTTCTCTGCCATCATTCGGGCCATCAAATCCGTCAAATGGATTTCCACCACCTCCGGAGTTGCTACCACCACCAGTTCCACCACCTGGTGCAATATATCCACATGTTGGTGAATTTGATGCAATCAATGATTCATATGAACCACCACTTCCATCTGCATATTTTCCATATTGGTCATATCCTTTACACAATGTTGAAAGTAATGTACCTTTTACTGGATATGATATTCCCAAATTGGAATCATCAAATACCGTAACTGAACCTGTTGGTGAATAAACATTTACTTTGGTTTCTGTAAATGTGGAAAAAGATTCTAAATTATTTTGTATTTGTTTTCTTAATTCTGTAATTGCAAATTCTTTTGGTAATTGTTTTACTTCAACATTTCGTCTTTTCAATACTTTTGAATTGATATCAATACAATTATTTAAAATCTTTTGAATTTCAGACAACATCACATTGTAATCATATACTTCAAAATCATCAAATCTAGTTTCAGATTGTTTACCGAAAGTAGATTCCCCAATAATATAATATTTGTTAGTTAAATAATATCCAACCGATAATTTAAAATCTTCAAATATCTTTGTTCTAAATGTATCAAATTTAGTTAATCCAAAGTCTTTTCTTAAAATTGCAAAAAAATCTTTACCGAATTTACTTTCTAAGTATGAATCTATTTTAGTTAAAAAAGAATTTTCATATGCATTTAAAGAATCTAATATAGAAGTTTTATAATATAAAAAATCTTTATTTAAACTTTTAAGATTTTTAAATTGTCTATTAGTTATTGAATTGATATTAGAATCTTTAGTTTTTAAAGGTAAAATTCTTATCTCATTTCTGGATGGTGAAACTTCTTGTATCCAAACTTTTGTCAATTCGTTTTCACTACCAACTTTTTGTTTTACAAAGTTTATATTAACTTTAAGAATTCCATTTTTAAATCCCAATGCATTCAATAATTTTTCAATATCAATTGCTAACTCTTTTTGTCCACCTTTATTTGTAATATTATAAAGATATTTTTGAATGTCACCTTTTTTAATATATGCAACATTATTCCCCGACTTATGTGGTAACAAATTATTGTTAATATCATAAACCGATACTTCCATAACATCATATCTACTACTACCAAAATCAGATTTCTCTATTTCATTTTTGGATAATATAAATAAGTCTTTATCATCAATAAACTTTCCCTCATTTGTTGAGTTATTATTGATTGAATCAATATTTGTATATTTTGTAATACTCATAATCTATTTAAATTTAAAAACCTTCATACGATTTAGGATGTGCAACTTTTAATCGAGTTTTAAAATCTTTTGAATCCGAAGTACCATCCGCTCTAGTCACCTTTATATTAAGTACACCATCATAGAATTCGGTATTACCTCTTTTATCAATTAAAAGTTTTTCAGGAGTTTCTATAAAAGTTATTTCTTCCGTTGAACCTGCAGTTATTTTAAATGATTCTTTTGGAGCTTTAAACCAAGCTTGGTCACTTTTATATTCATTTAAAAAAGTTGACATACTTTCCGCTCTGAATTTTGTAGTTAAAGTAACAGTTACGGGTTCCAAATCATTATTTACTAATTTTAAATTTCTACCAAATACCCATTCTTTTGCTCTATCTCTTGCATTCTTAATTTTATAAGCCATTACCGGGTCGTTTGCCGAACCTTTTGCTGAGAAGTTTGCAGTTACTATTTTATTGATAATAGCACCACCTTGACTTTGTGCAGTAGCTTCTAAATCCTTTTGTTGTCTTACTGCACCCAACTGAGCTTGTAAACCTTCTATGATTGCATTTAATGAATTTATTTGTTGAATCAATGCTTCAATCTGTGCTTTAAATCCTGTCTTTTGTGATTGTAGTGATGCTCTCAAAATACTTTCATCAACCGACTTCTGCAATGATGTAGAAATTTGACTTGTAAAATCTTCTATGGTTGCATTTAAAGTTTCAATTTGATTAACCAATAAATCATTTGTTTGTTCAATACTTAATCGTTTATTTGTTTCCGATTGAACCTGTGCTTGCAAATCACTAACCTGTGATGTTAAATCCACCACTTCAGTAGTTAAATCTCTTACTTTTTTTCTTAAATCTTCATTTTCAGTTACCTTATCATCATATAATGGTTTAGGAACTAAATTACGATTTATTTCTGGAATATTTGGTTTTAATTCTTTAACTTCAACGTCTATTGCTTTCATAAGCTCAACGTCATCCATTTTAGATTTAACTAATGGTTTAAATAACAAAGATGATGCTACATCACTTTCATTTACAATTGTTACACCGTATTCATTTTTTGAAATAGCGGAAGAACCCGATACTTTTAGAATATTTTCTAAATCGGTAGTTCTTTTTTCTTGCAATTTTAAAGCGATTGCTTCTAATGATGTTAATGCCATTATTCTACTATTTCAAATATTAATTTATCATCAATTATGGTAGTTACACCCGCATCAATTATTTTTAATTTTAATTTATATGTTCTATGTATTGGTAGTGTTGCTAAATCCAATATGAAATAATTTGAAGTAGAATCACAACTAATTTTAGTGTAAGTATCAAATGGATATACGATATCACCTGTATTATAATCTTCTAATTGGTAATAAGATGTAGTTGGTAAATATTTGCTTTGGTCATATTCAAATGTTGTTCCAAATGATTTAGATGGGTACATATCTCTACCCTTAACTCTAATTCGTATCTTACTATCTTTTACATATTCTCTTTTTAGATTAGTAACAACTACCTTATAGTCATCTTCAGCAGAACCATTTACTGATACTAAACTACCAGTTGAAAACGAACTATCATCCCAAACAATTTCTAATTTAGGTTGATATATCGTATTAGTTTCTTTTGAAAAGAATTTTAATACACCATAATCCAATGTATCGTTTTCATTAGATAAACCGTGTCTAACGATAAATCCATTATTTGGTATTGAACCACTAACCCATAGATTAATTATACCAGAAACATCGATTCTAACATCATCCGATTCGTAATTAAAAGATTGCGATGCTTCCGAACCCGTATACCAAGTACCACCCTCCGCATTTGAAGAACCACTTGTTCCTGGAGTAAATACTGCAGTTCCTGCTATTACATTATCTTGCCAAGTATCAATTCCGTTTCTATATTTCCAACTAACACCATCCGATGTTATGTTATCGAATTTAGTACCAGTTCCCATCGCCCAACTTTGAGAAATTGCATTAGCATATACAGTATATTGTAATGGTATTTCTTCCGAATTAGCTGCTTTTAAGTTTAAGTATGCTTTCCAACCACTACCTGTTTCTAAATTAGAAACATCAAACTTAATTAATGTTCTAGATATATCTTTGGTAGAACCATAATAAAGTTTACCTACTTCCAATATTTCATCTCTACCAGAATTTTGTTCTGGTTGTTGTAAGTAAACACTTGCATCGTATGATGATGTATAAAATTTATGCATTATAAAGCCCTCCCTTTTATGTCTTTGTTTGGATATTTAACTTCAAATATACAAGGGTCTAAAGATGGATATACTATCTTACCTTGTGTAGCTTGTTCTATGTTATATTTATTTGGAGAGTAATTACCATCGCCACCACATAAATTTGAAATCTTTACAGATGGAACACTCATAACACCTTCTACATTGGCCAATATCAATTCTATTTCTGAAATATTAATTGGTTTGTTAAATGTCCAATTATCTATATTGAAATAATCTTGTAATTGTGATAAACAACTAGAAACTACTTCTCTTTTATTATAGTTTGAATAACATATGATTTCAAAATCACACCCAATGTTTACAACAAATCCATCAATCATATTAACAGCGTCTGTAATCATACGGTATTCACCCAAATACGTTTTAAGATTCTGTTTAACTGCTTGATTTAAGTTTGTTAAATTTTTGTTAGAATCATAACCTAACACATACATATTTATTGCAAATGGGTTATTTACTTCGTTTAAAGATGATTTTTTAGTTGAAAGATATTTAACCAATTCTTTTTGTATTTCCGCTTTACTCATATCCTTTAAACCACTTACTAAATTAGTAAATTCCGCAATAGAATTTGGATTTGAAAGAATTGATGCAGGTGAATTGTTATCAATCTCACCATCTTGGGAAACATATACTTTTGCAACACTACCATATCTTTCTGGTAATGATAAAGCTCTTACTATATAATCTTGTTTAGTTACCGCTCTGTTTTGTGCCCCAAAAGCAGCTAATGCGTTTTGTCTAATTTCTTCAATACCTTCCGGTCCTCTTCCACCAATAGCAGGTTCTAAATTTTCAACCGCTATCGTTGATTTAAAAGAATTATACATAGACAAATATTCGGTTGGAATTGATAATAAATCTTCCTCAAATTCTAACCTTTGAATTGTAGTTAAATCCCCAACATTTACATTTGATTGAATTCCACCGCCTGTCAAATACTTTATAGTTAACACCTGATTAGAAGGTGCTATACCAAATGTATTTGTTTTTAAAAAATTAGATGGGTCAATACCTTGATTCAATCTTTGAATAGAATTTGCTAACCCTAAACCTATATTTTTGGTATTTGGTAGTATTTGTTCATCCGGCATAGAAACATCACCACTACCAAACTGTATTTCAGTTGTGTTGTCTTGATTTATCTTTACCGAAAATCTACGTGGTACTTTTTGTACTTCTAAAATATAAGGTACTGAACCTGAATATTGTGATAAATCATCTATATTCGGTTGTTCTACAAATACACTTTCTTGTGCCAAATAAGGAACTTCGTAATATTTGTTATTATTTGAATCTACAACAGAAACTATTTGAATTATATTAGTTTCATTTAATTGTATAGATGGGTAATCTGTATCATTTCCTAATGTAATACCAGTTGTAATTTCACTTGCAGAAATTGCTTTAACTTTTTTTGATATTAAATATTGAGTAGGTTCTCCAGTAGTTACATCTCTTTCATATACATCTATCCCTCTATCGGTTTCATTTGCAAAATCAATAGTATCGGTTGTTATAAATGTTACATTACTATTGGTAGAAGATTGAACTTCAAAACCTGCTTTTATTTTAAAATAAAATCTGCTATCTGGACCATATTCATTTCCACCACTTACGTTGTAAACCGATGGTATTAATTGATAAACCGTTAAAGTTGTTACTGCTGGTGATGTTACCTTTGGTTTATATCCCATCGCCTGTGCCAATGATACCACATTCTTACGCTCCGTAGCGTGAGATATCATTGATTCTTTTAATTGAGTATCTTGATAAAATGAAAGAACATCTCCAATTGCTGCAGCTTGTTCTATAAACACCATACCAGGTGATGCTTCATTAAAATCTGAATATGTGTTTGGGAAATAAGTTTTGGTATATTCTATTAAGTTTTGCTTAAATGTAGCAAAATCTTTACCAATATAATTGATATTTTTTGTATCACTACCCCAACTTTTATCCAACGGTTTAATTGCCATTATTAATTATTTACATTTATTTGTACTGATTCTGTTAAACTTGGATTATTTGCTAATGCAAATTTAATCTCTAAAGATATTTTATTTGTATCAATATCATTATCATCGTAATCAAACACTATTGAAGTTAGGTTTAAATATGGTAACCATTTATCAACCGCTTCTACAATATATGACTCAATTTGAGATTCGATAATACTACCATCCATCTGTTCAAATAACACTTTCCAAACATCACAACCGAAATCTGGATTCATCAATCTTTCACCTTTTTTAGTTAAAATTAGATTTTTTAAATTATCTTTGGCTTGAGATAAGGTAGTAAAATTTACAGGAAATATACCATTAGAATCGGAACTTTTATTAATTCCAATACCTAATATTTTATAATCATTTTCCGCTAAATCCGTTACATTAACTTTACCTAACTCTATTGCCATTATTAAAATCTTTTAACTAAATCCGAATAATTTCGTGTCAATGCCTTTATTGTAGCATCTTGTAATCCATCACCCGTTGATTCAAATGTTGGGGTACCTGTTGGTACATTTACATCTCTAAAATCCATAGTTTCCCACTCACTCTCATCAACTCTCAATTCAGGTTTAATCATATCCAATACACTTCCAACCGATTGAGCACCTTCTTTACGTTGTTCTGCCGAAAATGGTTGAGTCATATTAAGAATTTCATTAATCATTGGGTCTTTTGAAAATTCCCTTTGAGTTTGTTGGGTTCTTTGTGGAGTTGGTGTTGTTTTTCTACTTTGTTGTAATGCGTTTGTAGCCGCAACAAATGGGTCTACTGATTTAATAGCTTCCTTTAATGTTGGAGCTACTGATTTCTTTTGGGTGTTTAATGTAACCGCACCAGATTTGATAAGTTTAGCAACTTCTTCTTTAACTTGTGCTTTTACTTCATTCTTCACCACTTCTTTAATTAGTGATACTAAAATGTCTGATTTCATAAAAAATTATTGTTCTGTTTGTTAATAAATATTGAAAGTTAAAATTTACACTCTATTGTTCCTTATATTGTTCCCCGCATCCGCCATAGCAGGTGTATCTCCACTTATAATCGAACTTAATGCAGCTTGTATTTGTGGTTCTTGAAATTCGCCACCCTCTACAAATCCTTTAAATAAATTTGAGGAAAGATTGCTAACAGATAAATCCAACGAATCACCTGCTATTGCATCTAATGTTGGAGTTAAGAGTGTTCCACCTGCTAAAGATACCATATCTTTAAAATCTAATGATGATATTGGATTTCCTGAAAAGGGTTTAATAAAATACCCAGCCCACGGTAATACGCCTGGTGCAGGAGGAGCAGGCGGAGGATATGTACAATTGCACATAAATATCCCACCTACTGTTAATAAATGGACTGATGCTGATAATATAAAATTTAATAACCAGGGTGAAACACTTCCCATCGGTGGAATACTTATCGGTGTCCAAACACCTGGAGAAAAATTAACTCCTAAAATAGTAGAAATATTTTGTACCGAACCAATACATGGTATATTAGGTGTAGGGAATCTTTCTAATTGAGCACCAATCCAATATGCTTGTATAGCAGGTCCAATATCTCTTAATAAATCACCGGTTTTACTCAATTGAGTAGTTGCCAATATACCAATTAAAGAAGATTGCATTGCCGCAGTATTACCAATGGAAACTGCTCTACCACCTATAATAGTTTTTCCACCTTTAACAACTTTATCATATTCTTCGGTTAACGATTGAGCAAACCAATAATTATCATTTAAATTTTTTACACCCTCTGCATCTCCTGTAAAGTCAAGTAATCCTCTATTTGCGGCGATTGCTCCAGCTTTGGTTTTGGCAACATTTTCCGCCATTTCTAAAGCCATATTTAAATAAAAATCACTCCAACTGGATGATACCCCTTTAAATGGTTGTTTAATCTTTGATATATTAATTGCCATTAGGTTTTACTTAAATAATTGTTAGCAGATAATATGGTTTTTAATTGATTTGATATTTGTTGGAACTCACTTGCATTTTCAGGACCTAATTTACTTGGGCCTGAAGGGGTTAGATAATTTTGATTTAAAATTGCAAGTATCAAATCTTGTAATATTGCAACTAACTCTCCACCTAATACCATTTGTTGTACATCTGCGCCGTCTTGTCCAATACCTGTATTCTTTCCTAAAAATATTTTACCACTATCTGAATTTAAAAATATTTGATTAGAACCTTTGGAATGTATTGTTATATTCTTATTATTATGTAAATATATTTCTTTCTCGGCATCTATTGAAAAGTTACCATCTGTAATTATACCAGTATTACCTTTGCCGAAAATAATAAATTCACTTGCTTTTGCAGAAAGTATTATTCTATCCGAATTAATAAATAGTTGGTCACCTTTTAACTTATCCGAAGATGGGTATTCTTTAAATCCAATTTTTGTTTTACCTATGGTTTCTTTAAATGGAACTTTAACTTTACCAGATGTAATGTAAACCGATGTTCCATCTTTATTTATATCTTCGGTGATAAGTTCTCCGATTGGTTTAGAATCTAATTCTGGATTTTGTTTATTACGAATGAATATAGATGGTGATGCAGTTTTACCATCTTCTGTTAAGAAAAATTCACTAAAACGAATTGTATTACCAACTCTACCACTTATTATAGTATCACCTTCCGATGGTTTTAAAAACTTAATTTTTTCGTTTTTCTTATATTCGTTTTTGTTGTTTTGTTTTGGTGCAGGTGCATTTGTTGTACCACCTGTATCTGCAGTATTTCGCATACTACCACCACCTTGCTTACCACTAGGTATATCTACATCTTCTTCTTTTGTAGCTTGATATGTAATATAATCTCTTCTATAATTTGGATATGGCGTAGTTGTATATGGTAAATGAAATGATTGATTGTGTAATTTTACAATAATAACAGTTTCACCTTTGATTGGAAACGTAAAATTATTTTTATCAAATGGAAATGCATAATCATCTATTTTAATACTACTTTGTTTTCTATAAGTAATAGCACCATACATCCTAGCATCTTTATCTGCAAAGGTTTTGTTATCATTATATATCGGAATACTA